TATCCTGCATGGTGGCCGCCATCTCCGCAGACTTCCCGTCACAGTTCGCTATGGCGCTGCTCACCTTTTCAATGTCCGCAGGGGCGGCATTCATCAGCGCAAGGAAGCCGGACATGGCGTTCTTTCCCACAAGCGCCTCTGCCGCCGCTGCCTTCTCCGACTCGGACAGGCCGCCGAATGCCGTCCGGCAGTCAGCCAAGATAGCACTCAAATCCCTCATGCTCCCGTCCGCATTGGTGGTGGCGATTGTGACCTCGCCAATACTGGAACCGCAAATCTTCACTTCTCCGGAAAGGTTGCTCATGATGGTACGGAGCGCAGTACCGGCCTGTGTGGACTTGATGCCCGCATTGCCCATCAATCCAATCGCCTCTGCGGTATCCTCCGCAGAAAATCCCAAAGCCCCGGCAATGGGCGCACAGTATTTGAAGGTCTCGCCCATCATGGAGACGTTGGTATTGGCATTACTGGATGCCGCCGCAAGGATATCCGCGAAATGCCCGGAATCCGCTGCGGTAAGACCGAAAGCGGTGAGGGCATCCGTCACGATGTCGGAAGTGGATGCCAGATCTTCCCCAGATGCCGCGGCCAAATTCATGATGCCCTCAATGCCGGAGAGCATATCCGAAGTCTTCCAGCCCGCCATCGCCATGTAGTTCATGGCTTCCGCCGCCTCGGATGCGGAGAACTTGGTCTTGCTCCCCATCTCACGGGCTTTATCCCGAAGGGCATCAAGGTCTTTCCCCGTAGCCCCGGAAACAGCCCCCACCTGGCTCATGGCGGTATCGAAATCAGCAGCAGTCTTTACCGCCACCGTGCCAAGCCCCACGATGGGCGTGGTCACGGTTTTGGTGAGGGTGGTTCCCACCCCGGAAATCTTATCTCCAAGGTTCTTTAAATCCTCGCCCACGGCGGCAATCTTCTGCACCGCCACCGCCGACTGGCTGGCCTGTTCTTCGAGGCTTTTCAGCCTTTCCTCGGTCTCGATGATCTCCCGCTGCAGCCCGTCATACTGCTCCTGTGTAATCTCCCCTTTTGCCAGTGCCTCGTTTGCCTGTTCCGCAGCGGCTTTCAGGGTTTCCAGCTTTTCTTTCGTCTCCCGCACCGCTTCCGCAAGGAGCCGGTGCTTCTGTGCCAGCAGTTCCGTGTTTCCGGGGTCCAGTTTCAGGAGGTTATTTACGTCCCGTAACTGTGACTGCGTGGTGCGTATCTCCCCGTTTACCCCTTTCAGCGCGGCTGTCAGCTTTGTGGTGTCGCCGCCGATCTCCACCGTGATTCCCTGTATCCTTGACGCTCCCACCCAAAGCACCTCCCCATAACGAAAAAAGGAAGCCCAAAGGCTCCCTGAAAAAAGCGTAAAAAAAGACACCTGCCGTTATGGCAAGTGCCTATGTAAAAATCTATTCTATCTTTGTTATGTCAGTTCCACATACTGGAATTTGCTAACCGCATATTCCATAACCAATTACATAAATTCATTATGTTATCTCATACCTTCGTTTATATTCATTCTCTACAACATGAAATAAATGATTAAGTTTTTCCAAAATTCCAAATGCAGTTAAGCTATGCAGAAATCCTTTGTTTCTTAAATCAGATTTTTCCCGAAGACCGTTGAAGTCCAAACAATTCCTTATTTGAACGTCATTAAGTTTTATAACCGTTTTTCTTATATCCTTATCGGGTATAGAATTGATAAATGTAAACATTTTACCCAATAATCCTGCAACCAAATCAGATATCTGAATCATCGTATTATCCTTAGAATTTACAAACTCATAATTGGTTAACCCTTTTTCATATTTGTCTATTGCTTCAATCACTTTGTTCTGAATTGATAATTCCTCATCAAAGTGGTGCATTGATTTCTGAAACTTTACAATCGGATCAATATAAAATGACGAATAATCCTCCTGCATAACAAAATCTACATTATTCTGAATGAAAATCATTTCTTCTCTTTTAGAAGCTCTCTTTATCATTCCTGAGATAAATTTTTCCTCTGGCTTTTGTTCATGTCGCAGATCAATAGAATTCAACAACCCATTACAAAACCCTTCAATATTTTCTGTCTTAATATTCGGATAAGAATACTTAATCATAGTCTGTACTACTCTATCAATGTTTGGGAAAAGCATATTGTAAAATGTTGTTTTCAACATAAAGTAGTCAAACCCAAAATCATAGATTTCTTCTGGTGTTGCTATAGAGTCCAATATTTCTACAATCGTATAGAAAAAATTATTCACATGTAAATAGTGCATATATAAGTCGTATTCTGAAAAAAGTCTAATTAGTGCTGTTACTTGTTCCGTTCCCATGCATTGCAAAAAGTCCTTTCCGCGAAATAAACTTTTGCTCTTTAATTCAACTGCATTCTTCTGAAGACCAAACCGTTCTTTTAACTCTTCAAAAGAAATCTGAAACTCGTTATCACTGGCAATTCCGGCTAACACAAAATCTGACCGAAAATCATGATTAAAATTTTCTTTAGTAGAATCCAACCAAAATTTTCTACAGTTATTACTCTCATCATAATAGAAATGCATATCTTCTTCTGTATTAACACCCCACATAGCATAATACTCCTTATCAGAAAAAGACCTTTGCTCTCCACCATTCACTTTTATTATTTCTCCCTTCTCATTTTAAAAACAAATATATAATTCAACTTTTCCATAATTTTACAACCATTTTCTGCCACCAAATTATAGCAGAAAATGGCTGTTTTTTCAATTAGAAGCGGTCAAAATCCTCTTGTGTTCCAAGCACTGCATAGGAGCAGGAGTCATTCCTGCTCTCGCAGTACATATCATTGATCAGCCCGATGGAGAGCAGTTCCAAATCCGCCATAGAAAGCCCTAGCTGTACACACCGCAGAAGGAACAGCGGCGTGGTCATTTCCCGCTCAGTTGGGCGAAGTTTTTTTTAGCCTCCACATCCGTCTTTACGTTCAGTCCCCACAGTTCTATCAATTGTGGCAGAACCTGATATATTGAAAAAGTGTTGAAACCGTCCAGCCACTCGTCCACCTCATTGGGAATCTGCGGGTCGGCGTGCTTCGCCATCGTGTAGGCGATATTCTCGAACATCTCCAATGAGAATAAATCGAGGTTGGAGTTTTCCTCATCCCCCTCCCCTATGCTCTTTTCCAGAATCCGCAAATCCTTATAAATATCCCTCTGAAATTTTAGTCTGTAAATACGCGGAATTGCCGCCGATGCCTTGAACAACACATCCTGCCCGTCAATCTCTATCTTCCTAACAATGCTCATATCCTTTCAGCCTCCTTTATCCCTGTCCTTCTGTTTCCGCATCCACTGCTTTGGGTTCCGGCAGATACACGCTCTTATACCAGTTGACATACGTCTCCGCAGATGTCTTATTGCCCGTCTTGGCTTTCACATAGCCGCTTGCCAGCGGCCTTGCCTTGATGGTCAGCGTTTCCGTCTGCACCTCCCGGCTCTCCTCATTGGTCTTGCCCTCGATCTTGGGGCGGCTTGCGGAACAGTTATACAGCACATGGCGGATTTTGCGGATGTCGCCGTCAAACTCAAAGAGCAGCGCAAAGGCCGCCGTCTCGGAATGGGCGTTCTCCACCAGCACTTCATTATTGTCCGCTTCCTCCTTCAGCACGTCCGTGCGGAAGCTCTCCGGGATCAGCGCCAGTTCCAGGTCTCCATCGTACCCCATGTTGTTGGCTATGATGTAATACTCGATGCCGTCCGCATAGAACGATTCCGGCTCCCCGTTGGGATCCAGGGCAATGGAAACTGCTCCGGGCATTGCCACCGGGTTCTCGAATCCGATCTCCCCATTCTCCTGTGTTTTCTGCAAAGCATAGTGGCAGTTGCAGATATTGAATTTCACTTTATTGTTGTTCTTCATTTCAGACCTCCATTTCATACAAAACTTCGTACAGCTTTTCTGATTCTATCCACGTTTCCGATTTCCCGTAGAAGATGCCGTATTTCAGCAGGACAGCCTCTATGGTTTCTTCCAGATCGGGATTTTTTAAGTCAGTGTACAGTTCAATGTCTAACTGGTTGATTTTGAAATATGCAATCCCGTCCGCTGCGAAATTGGCAGCTTTGGGATATAAAAATACGAGGAAGGGCGGCTCCGGGGATTCGCCCTCCACGAAATGGTCATAGGCAAAGGGCAGCCCCATTTCCCCCATCATCTTCAATACTTCCTCATGGCTCATCCTTCCAGCCCCCTTTTGATTCCTTCCTCCAGTTCCCGGATGCCAGCCTGTTCCGCAGGGGCGATATGGGGGAATGCCCGCACCCTCCCGCCGCCACGCTTGGCATGGCCTTTCTCCAGAAGGTGGGTAAGCTGATACCTTTTCTTGTTATGCACCACCAGTTCCAGTGCATTGGCGGTCTCTTTCTGCTTTTTCACAGCCCATCCCTTTTTGTACTGCCCCGTCCGAACCGGGGCATTTGCCTTAACCTCGCTCTTGACGGTGTTCCCGGCTTTGGTCACACAGTCCTTCATCACGTCCGTGGCAAGCCCGGCGTATTCAATGAGGCCGTCCATGACCGCCTCCGCCATCTGCTCGATGGATACTTTTCTTTCTGACATTCCTACCTCTTTTCCAAAGGGAGAATTTATTCAGCCTCCCCTCTTTTCCAAAGCCGCCCGCAGCTTCAATGTTTTATTCTGATATTTCACGTTGTCGATAAATGTGATGTTATACACCTGTTCCCGGAACAGGATGCGGAAATGCTCCGTGTCAATGGCGGCGGCTTCGCTGCAATAGCGGATGAGGAAAAACACTTCTTTCTCCGCATTTAGCTGCGCCGCCTCCCAATACTCCTTCCCGGAAAGGTTGTTCACATAGGCGTGGCAGGTGTAGTAATCCTGCCACGATAAAATGTGGTTCCCGGCTTTGTCATTGCCTGCCACGCTCTTCTGAATAATGATCTTATCCTTCCATTCCCCAAGCGCCATCAGAACACCTCTTTCCGTATGCCAAACAACAGGGAGCGCAGCGTTCCCACCAGCTCCCCGTGGTCTGCCTGCTCCCGGTGTTCATACAGATAAGCGGCGGCATAGAGGACGGCAATCCGCGCCATAGGCAGATGCGCTTCCAGTTCTGATAATTCCATCCGTGCCACATCCGCACACAGCCTCTCCCCGGTCTCAATCAGCCCGGAAATGAAACCATCCTCATCACTGCTGTCCACCCGGAGATACTGCTTCGTTTCCTCCAATGTCAGGACTGCCATCCATGCCGCCTCCCTTCTTATGATCCCGATGATGCAGAAGATTTCACCTTCATGGTCTTTACCGCTTCGGCAAGGATCAGCTTGCCGTCCACACGCTGTGAAGCGAGGAATCCCACCTGCCCGGTGGCCGCAAACAGTTCATTCAGACGCTTAAAACTCCTGCCCTGCCTGTCGGCGATCCAGTAATAGGAAAAGTCACCGAATGCCATCACCTTGCTGCCCGCCGCTGCTTCCGGCACATAGGAGGAAGTGTGGTAAGGGCGGTTCAGGATCATGTCCGGCACGCCCGCCTGCACACTCGGCTGCCAGATATAGTTGCCGTTATTATCCTTTAACTTCCGCAGCGCCTTTACCGTGGTGTCATTCAGCAGCCACACCGCCTTTTTGCGGTAAGGCGCTTTCAGGGAATAGAATAAATCCATTACGTCATCAAAGGTGATATTCGCCGTGGCGGTGGTCACGCCATCGGAAGCGCCGCCCGTGGCATTTAAAATACCAGTCGGCTTGCCCTTGCCGTCCCCAATGAAAAAGGCTTCCTCCTCCTTGGTGCCGATCCTGCGCCCGAACTCCTTGGAGATGTAAGCCTCTAAGTTGAATACATTGTCATTCAGTAACTCATCCGATACCTTGATCATGGTCGCCACCTTGAAAGCGCCGATGGAGACCTGACCGAAGGAATCATCCGATTCCGGGTACGCCCCTTCCTCGTCAATCCATGACGCCTCGCCTTTGGATGCCACCACGGGAATCTTCCTGTCGCCGCTGGAGGTCTGGATGACTGTGGCAAGTCCCCGGAAACAGTTCTCTTCCTCCAGCGCCTCCACCAGCGTATGCTCGAATTCGTCCGGCACAAGGTAGCCGCCCTCGGAATCCGTGCCCACCTGCAGGGCGTTCTCCACATCGAAGAAATTCTTCCGGCGCATGGCGTTCCAGAACATCCTCCTGTAATTGTCAGTCGCCCTGCCCGTTTTTTCCTCCCCATCGGGATGGTTATTGGGCTTGTTGGTGATGGGCTCGGAGGTGGGCTTATTCAGCTCCGCGTCAATGGCGGCCTGCCGCTCCAGACGCTCGATCTCCTTCCCAAGATCGACTACCTCTTTCTCCATCTTCTCATAGGCGGCGGTGTCCTCTGCGGAAA